TGGTTCAGGCTCTGGCTCAGGCTCTGGTTCAGGTTCAGGTTCTGGCTCTGGCTCCGGTTCTGGCTCGGGCTCAGATTCTGGTTCACGTTCAGGCTCTGGCTCAGGTTCAGGTTCGGGTTCGGGTTCTGGCTCTGGCTCTGGCTCGGGCTCGGGTTCAGGCTCGGGTTCAGGCTCGGGTTCTGGCTCGGGTTCTGGCTCAGGCTCTGGTTCAGGCTCAGGTTCGGGTTCTGGCTCTAGTCCCCATGTGTTTTTTGATACAATATAACCAGTCATTAACGCCGAAAAACTTGTGGAACCTCCCCATGGTTTTGATAAAACTGAAATATCTCCAATATATAAATTATTAACATCATATACTTTTTGATTTTCATCAACAACTTCTCCAACTGCGCATGTTCCATGATAGTGATAAATTGAACCTGCTTGTTGAGCTATATATTCTTTGTTTATAGTAACTGATCGTGGTGGGTTCAATAATGTATATCCAAGATCTGTCATAATTTGATGATTTGTAGTAAATGCGTCAAAAATATCATCTACATAACTATTATTATTTGAATCTACATTTACTCCAAAATGATTTAATATTACTTCTGGATTTACATTTTCGTCTGATTTTATTTTTACAGTACCACTCCCACTTAGATTTATGCTTTGAGCATGTGTCACAATTAAGTAATTATCGAGATTTGGTACAGTTGAATAATAAGATTGCCATTTAGAATTGGGGTCTCGCGTCTGTATGTGTGAAATAACACTATTTGGTTCAAAACCAAGATCAAGAGATGGATTATATTGTGTTGATGATTGAGAAATTTTCAGAACACCAACCAATTTGACACCTTTACCTATTAATCTATAGTTATAGTTACTTCCGTGTTGTGATAACAATGTAGAGGTCAAATCATAATTACTATTGACCATATTATGAAACTGACTTCCACCAGAATGACCTGACCCATTCCAATAAGATCCCATATCATATATGTATTTTACACCATTAGAAGTGCTTAATGTTGGTTCACTTGTTGGGAAATTATTTACAGTCTTAAGCGCGGCAACATCCGTGTCACTAAGTTTACTATGTCTGAAAATACCATACATCTTCTTTGTTCCTGTATTGCTGTTTAATGTAGTTGATGTCAAATCATATTCACCCCCTTCTCCAATATTATATACATTTAACCCAAGTGACTCGAGTTCTTCTAATGTATATCCGTTTAAAATATCACCATAATAATCGGTCGTTACTTCTTGTTGTTCCAATTTTCCATATAAAAAGGTTAATCCAGCATGGTCATATAGTTTGTTTCCACAATCAATTCCACTTCTTTGAAGAATAGCAGGTGTTTGAATCGCACCAGCACAAAGAATGTAGTTTTTAGCGGAATACGACTTGTTATTAAATCCTGTTAACCCAGTTACAACACGTGGAGAATTAACATCAATTGGAGTATCAATATTAGTTGGAGAATCGAAGACGAACTTGGAAACTGATACACCATATTCTATATCTATATTGCTTAATCCTGTTAATAAATCGCCTAGAAGAAGGCGTTTGCCAGAAGAAATATCTTTTGAATATATTTTATTATTATATGCTTTTACACCAGTCGATGACGATTGTTCGTCTATGTGTGTCTTAAGTTCATACCATTTTTCATTGGGAGAATATGTTGAATCCTCATGAGAATATGTATAACGTTGGGCACCAATAATAGCATTGACGCTCTCGACTATATTTTCACCGTCAGTGTCTGATTTCCATTCACTAAAAGTGTCATTTATAAGGTCAGATGTGTCAATGTACTGAAGTCCAAAAATAAGTGTTCCTCCACCCACTCCTTTCCCCATCCAAACACTTTTATTCTCGACAGAATCAAATAAATATTGATATTTTGAATCGTTTTGTGCGGATGACCATTCAAATAAGTTTTCGTAACCATCTTCTTTATAATCCTGAAGGGTGTGTTCAGATTGTTCTAATAACAATATTTTTTTGTCTGGATTATTTGTAGCAATATTGTATGCTGCCATTATTCCAGCAGGCCCTCCCCCTACTATAATATGGTCATATACGCAGGTCATAGATTTTTTCTGGTCTTCAGTGAGACCAATTGTTTGGCTATTGTATTTCGCATCAGTCAAATCCGCAACAGTCAAATTCGCATCAGTCAAATTCGCACCAGTCAAATTCGCACCAGTCAAATCCGCAACAGTCAAATCCGCCTCAGTTAAATCCGCACCTTCCAAACGCTCATCAGTCAAAATGGCACCAGTCAAATTCGCATTCGGTTCAATCGTATAATCTACACCGTTTATAAGAACCATGTATTATATATATACCTAAATAAAAAATATAATAATATACTTATCATATTTTTCATATTTTTCATATTTTTCATACTATGGATCGAAATGAATATAATTCGCTTTCCACCAATTCATGAAATCACTCATTACATTGCCCTTGTGAAAGCTAGCAGTCAGCATTTTGGGATTCGTATTAGGTTTGTTCCATACTTGAACAAAGTATTGTATTATTTGTGACGTATTTGCGGTTCTATATTTTTCATCTAATTGTTGTTCAGTAAATCGAGGTTTTCCATTTCTACTATTGACCTCATTATGAAACGATAATAACATGAGTTGTAGGTCACGTTTTGACCGAATATGATTCACATTTAATGTACTCATTTTATGTTGCGCATGGCCTGCGCATTCAGGACACGGTAAATTAGAACATATTCTTCGAATCATGGTAATAACGTCGCTTTTGACAGTTGGAAAACTCTCAATCTTTATTTTTTCTGCTAAAGTGTGGAATAGATACCACGTACAAGGACCCCATTCTTTCGCCATTCTATATTAAATATATATAAAGAGTTATTATAAAATTCTTTATATACCACACATGAATATTGTATTGGAAGGAAATATTAATTTTTATGATGAACTCCATAAAATAGATACTGACGATGAAGACGACAATGATAATGAACCTCTATGTTTATTAACCAATTTACCCCTTGACAAAAACAGTATTAAATTACCATGTAATCACGAGTTCAATTTCGTACCCTTATATAAAGAAGTAGTCCAACAAAAAACACGCACTATATCGTCTCATTTAAATACAGATAAATTAGCCTATCATCAAATCAAATGCCCATATTGTAGGCAGAAAACGGACAGTTTGTTGCCCCATGTTCGCTTGAGCAAAGAAATAGGGTTTCTTTCTGGAGTGAATGCGCCAGAAAAGATGTGTATGGATTTTCATACATGCGAACATACTTTTAAATCCGGCAAGAACAAAGACAAAATGTGCTCAAAAACTGCCTACTTTGATGTAGTTGGGTGCTATTGTACTACTCATCATAATCATGCCTTGAAACAGAAGCAGAAAACTCCCAAATCAGACAATGCATCAGTTAGTTCGGCCACTACATCAACCAATGAAATCAATAATTTGGCTACAGGATTACCTACAACGTGTCAAGCCATACTGAAATCAGGCAAGCGTGTTGGTCAAGTGTGTGGCTCGAAAATAAAATGTAAAAACGACTCGTTTTGTAAAAGGCATATATCAAAGTAGAAAAATCAGCATTCTTCATTTTCCCTACCTACATCGAAATCTCGACGATCCAGGTAAAGTCATTGAATCATCCCCTTATTCCAGTCAATGCAAAATGACTTTTTAAGTTTCAGTTTTAAGGGACATGCTTTTCATGTAGGTAAATTGCGCTTGATGATTTTCATTTTTCAAAATTCCGAAAAAGTCATGTAGGGCATGTAGGGAGCCCCCTACATATGTAGGGAGGTTTTTAGGGTCGAAAAAGCTTGGTTGTTTTTGATAATAGTAGGTATGTAACATTTTTCAAGTTTTTCAATTCTATTTTCAGATTTTTAAAATTCTACATGCCTTTTTTGTGTAGATTTTTGATTTTGCGAAAATAGAATTGAAAAAGTGGTGAAAATGCGTTTTAGAGCATAATGCTCTCATTTCCGTTTTTTTTTGAAAATATTTGTTATGATAAAATTTTCAAATATTTTATGAAAACCATTTAGGATGAAATTATATATTACTAATATAGAACAATGTTAGAACATTTTGGAACAAATGGAGGCCAAAAAGTCGCCAAAAATTTTGATTGTAATCCATGCCTATATAGTTGTAAGAAGGAAAGTGACTGGACCAAGCATATTTCCACTAGAAAACATAAAACTAGAACAAAAGTCGCCGTTTTGGAACAGGATGGCGAGAAAGTCGCCGGTTATGGTAAGGATTTATCGTCTAAGAGCGAAACCGGCGATTTTCTCGCCGCACCTTTATTGGTTTGCGAATGTGGCAAGCAATATACTGCTCGGAATAGCTTTTGGTACCATAAAAAACATTGCTACGTTCATCAAGCGATGATTACAGACAATTCTGGACAAAAAAAGGGGCAATCTAGTGAGTCGCAACAATTAGTGCCTCTAGGAAAACATACCGACATGATATTCAAATCTACGTCTTCATATATGAAAGGGACAATTCCCGAAAAAGAAACATCGAGTGACAACGAAAACGGGGAAGACAAAGACAAAGACAAAGATGTCGAGTTTAAAGAGTTGGTTTTGTTGCTTTTGAAAGAAAACAAGGAAATTCAGAAAACGTTTGTCGATATGCTTCCACATATCAAGGGACATAATTCCGAACATAGCTTCAATACTACCAATACAAATAGTAATAATACCAATAATTTTAATATTCAAATGTTCTTGAATGAGCAATGTAAGAATGCGATGAATTTGACCGACTTTATCGATTCTCTTCCAATTACGGCAGATACATATGACAATACGATAGAAAATGGTCTGACAAAGACAATCACTACCATGATTACAAACGGTCTTAACAATATGGATATTACAGATAGACCCATACACTGTACTGACCCTGCACGCAAGACCATGTACGTCAAAGACAACGATGTTTGGGAAAAAGACAACGAACTTCGAGTCTTACTTCAAGGTATTAGAAATTTGTCGTTCAAACAACGCACCATGATTAATAAATGGCAAGATGTGAATGTAGGGTGGGATAAAGATGATAATTTACAAACGCGCTTGACGACTCTAGTATGTCATTCCATGACAGATATCGAAAATGACGAAAAGGAAATGAATAAAATATATCGAGCTATCGGCAAAAATACGTACTTGACTAGTGAAATCAAACATGATATTGCCCTACTAAAGTAATGTATTTTTACATACCTAATTATTTATTCAAATGTACTTAAAAATAATAACCTTACTACTATAATGAAGTTGTTATTTATATTTGTTTTTGTTTTTGGTGTTACTATGAATGTAGGCTTAGCGTACGACGCAGACATGGCGCGTCATTGTGTAGACTTGTCACAAGCAAGTTATAGTAGTATCTCTGACTTAGATTCATGGACATGTAAAACATGTGATCAACGCGTGGAAATGGATTACGTAGTAGAAGAGAGTGGTGTTCGTGCTTTACAAGGATATGATAGTTATAGCGAGTCTTTGTTTATTGCTTTTAGAGGTTCGGTCAATATCCAAAATTGGATTGATAATATTCAAATCAGCAAAATTTCTCCTTATAACGATACGTCTATTGGTGTTTCAAAAGGGTTTTATAAGGCCTATAATTCTATCAAACCTGAATTATTTGATAACTTGGCGAATCTAGTGGATAAATACAATACACGACGCATACTTATTACTGGACATTCGTTGGGGGCAGCCATCTCTACGCTTATGGCGTATGATATTGCTACCATGTTTCCAACTTACGAACTGTCGTATGTCGTTAATTTTGGTTCTCCGCGCGTAGGAAATACAGCATTTGCAAAGAGTTTCAATGGCTATTCATCTTCATTTACACATTACCGCATAACCCATTATTATGATATAGTGCCTCATGTTCCTGAAGAATTTCTAGGATATGAACATGTATCTGACGAAATATGGTACAATGAAGAGAATAGTGATTTTTACATTTGTAATGATGCGACAGAAGAAGATGATAGTTGTTCAAATTCCTGCTCGCCGACACATTGTACAAGTACAAGCGATCATTTGGATTACTTGAATGTTACTATGGGTAGCAGTAGCAGCAGTAATCTCGACAGTAATAGTAACATTCACGATAACATAGACGATAACATAGACGATAACCTTGATGGTAACATTGATGTATAATATACATCAATCTATATTTGCGAATTATATTGTTATGCGAAACCATTTCCAAACTAATTCACTCATGTATATTTTTATCACTGTATATAGACTACCCATAAATATTGTATATAATACTACTATATTATATTCAAAAGAAATTAAATATAAACATGATATAATATAGAGTAATGGATACAAAAGAAGAATTGGTCAAACATATTCGCGGATGGATACAAATTGATAATGATATTAGCACGCTTCAGAAACAAATGAAGGCTTTGAGGGAAGAAAAAAAGAATTTAACAAGCTCTTTGGTGGATGTAATGAAAATGAACGAGATAGATTGTTTTGATATTAATGATGGTAAATTAATATACGCCAAATCGAAGTATAAAAAACCAATTAATAAAAAGTCGCTATCTGATGCACTTCAAGCTTATTTTAAAGACGATACTGAAATGGCACAAGAAGTGAGTGACCATATTTTAAATAGTCGCGAAGAAACGATTAAA